TAAAGAGTATTCAACTGCTTCTGCACACGCTGGTCATTTCAAGGCACTTCTTAATGAACTTGCTCTTAAAAAGTCATTTAGACCTGATATTATTTTCATTGATTACCTTAATATTTGTTCTTCCAGCAGGTATAGGGGAAACAGCAATATCAATTCTTATACATTTGTTAAAGCAATTGCTGAAGAACTACGAGGACTTGCAGTTGAATTCAACGTTCCAATCGTATCTGCTACTCAAACCACTCGCTCAGGTTACGGTAGTTCTGATGTTGAACTTACTGATACTTCTGAGTCCTTTGGTCTCCCTGCTACTGCTGATCTTATGTTTGCCCTTATTAGCACTGAAGAGTTGGAAGAGTTGGGACAGATTCTTGTAAAGCAACTTAAGAATCGTTATAATGATCCAACCATTCATAAAAGATTTGTAGTTGGTATTGATAGGGCAAAGATGCGTCTTTATGACTGCGAACAATCTGCTCAAAATGATATTCTTGACAACAAACAAGAAGAAGAGTATGATTTTGATGAAAGAAAACCAAAGAAAACATTCGAAGGATTTAAATTCTGATGACTATTGATCTTAATAAGTATGTTGATTTCGTTAATGCAACCACTTCCCAACCAAGTAAAAATTTCCCCGATTTTTCTGCCCGTCTTGCAGATCTTCAAAGGGAAGGATTTCCTACTGAGCGATTGCTTACTGCTGCTGTAGGTATGAGTGCAGAAGCAGGGGAATTTACTGAAATTGTGAAGAAAATTGTTTTCCAAGGAAAACCAGTTAATGAAGAAAATGTTTTTCATCTAAAACGAGAACTTGGTGATATTATGTGGTATGTTGCTCAAGCTTGTATGGGTCTAGATATTTCTCTTGAAGAAGTCATTCAAATGAATTTTGAGAAACTGAGTGCTCGTTATCCTGAAGGTGCATTTACTATTGAACGTTCCGAAAATCGTAAGGAGGGAGACCTGTGAGAAAAGAAAAACAAGTAACAATCAAAATGGATGCTCGTGCAGCAGCAGCAGTTCGTCAAGTCTTGTTTGACGCTCAAAAAGGATATACTTATGATGAAGTAAGTGTTCCTCCTCGGGTAATTGATATTCGCAATGTAATTAAAGATATTGATGATAACATTGGTGCTGTTTTAGGCGTCTGATTCAAACCTCCTTCGGGAGGTTTTTTAATAAATAAAAATAAAATGGCATATCAATTTGGCAGATTGTGTATATTGATAGAAAACAAATTTAACAATAAAAAAATTAATAATAATAGAGTTTCTATAAAACGTAATCCTGGAAAGAAGTTTAAAGAAATTGTGTTTGAATGTGATAGTAGGCAAGATGCAAAGGAATTGGTTCAACAATATCTCATCGATTTAGAATTGAAAGAAAAAAAAGATTGGATATTTTCAAAACTTCCAAGTAGCACATTTACTGGAAATATTATAATTTCATCGATAATACCAGAAGAAAAAGAACAGGAGATACGAATAAGATTCAAATTTGCTAGCGGCAGAGAACAAAAGGATTATAATATTTGGAATTCTTTATTGGATGATACATTTAAAAGAAAAAAGGAAATAAAACGAACATCTTCATATTCGGAAGAACTTAGAGTAATCAAAAAAATAAATCAAAGTATTCAGGAACTTGGTGGAGGGGTTCCAGTAAAATTAAAGTTTGGAAATAAAGTTTATGATAACATTGCTGGATTTGTTGGTGGAATATCTGGCAAAAAAGCAGACTTTGTAATAGTAGATTATGATGGGGAGGAAAAATGCTATATCTCCCATAAAAAAGGCGATACTGCAAAAGATTTCCAACAATATGGTGGAATTAGTAGAAACGTTGCTGGTAATACAATTTACAATCATCCTGAAGTAAAAAGGTTTAGGGAAGATTTGGTAAATGGCGAATGGAAAAGTAAAGTATTAGATGAAAGAGGAAAGAGTAGAATTTTCAGAAAAATTAAAAGTAACAGTTTAAAAAAGAAATCTGTATTTGGTAAAAAATATGGTTCTAGACACGGACACGATAATGTTAATTATTTTGTCCAAGGTGATCCCACTATTACTAAAAGATCTAATATGATTGTAATAACTTTCCCTAAGATGGTAATGAATGGTAGATTATCTGGACTCAGAGGAGAATATACTCCAGTTTTAGGAGCAAGGAAATCATCTGAAGAAGGTAGAATAATTGATACTAGAGATGACGAAAATACTACAGTATTGAAAGAGTTAAGAAATGTCAGAGGAGGATTTTGGACTCAAGGATATATGAAAGGTAGGGGCGTAGTGGATATGGATAAATAATATATAAACAAATTTAAAAATAAAATAGATATATTTAAAAAATATGAAACCATTTTCTCAATTTGTATCTGAATCTCAAACTTCTCTTGCTGCATTTAATGCTAAGAGACTTGGATTGATACGGAAAAATGGAAGTGATTTTTATAAAATGAATCCTCGCACTGGAGATTTGGAATTTCAGGCAAAAGCGAAAAGATTGCCATCTGGTCAGGTTGGATTAAAATTTTATAATCAAAATGAACTCCCAAATAGAAAGGATCCGAGGCAGAATAGAAATGTAATAAATCCAAAAGTTCCATCTTCCCAACAAACTAATTCTGAAGAGTTTGAAAGAGAACTTAGAGAAAAATATATCAGAAAGGAAATATTTAATGAAGGTGAATGGGTTAGAAGTATCGTTAATGAAAATGTTGGAAAAATAATTAGGAGAGGAACAAATTATTTGATCTGTGTAACTGAAGATGAAACGATGTTTAAATCTTGGATTAAAGATGTAGTTGAATGGACAGAAGTATCTGGAGTTCCTGCTGATCAAAGAGAAGTTGGAACAGATGCGTTTAGAAAATATGCAATGAAAATGACTGGAACTAAAGATATTAAGAATTTTATAAATAAGTATAAGGTAAAACGAACATAGGAAAATGCTGTCTCATATTGTATCTGATCTTTACGAAGCATACGTTGAAGAAATTTTAACTCCACAATTGGGCAAAAAAACAGAAAAACCATCAGAAGCACCAAAAGCATCTGCTGGTTCTGATTCTTCTGGCGCGTCTTCAGAAAAAAGAATTCGTCAAGCGGTTTATGATATTCGCTATAGAGCAAGAAGAGAAGAAATTGAATTGGGACAAGCATTCAATCAGTATATGTCCCATACTTCAATGAATGCTGTTGAGAAAAAAGCAGTAAAAGAAAAACTTGGACTTATCTCTGGATCTGGATCTTCTCCAGTGAAAGAAGAGTATGTTGATGAAGCAATGCAGTCTAAAAAATTCAAAGTCAGAGTAACTGATAAGAATTCTGGTAAGTCTTATGTTCGTATGGCAACCAGAGAAAAGATTAATTCGCTGAGAGCAAATCCAAACATTTCTTCTGTTGAAATGACTTCATATGGAACTCCATATGAAGGAGAAAAATCAAAAGGTAAAGCAACTGCATCTGTTACTTCTGGTAAAGGACTTGCTAAAAAGGATTTTGATGGTGATGGTAAATTTGAAAGTGGCGCTAAGGAATATCGTGGAGCAGTCCATAATGCAATTCAGCGTAAGAGAGGTCTTAAACCAGATGGTAAAGATACCTCAAGCGTAAAAGAAGGATTCTCAAATTGGAGAAGTGATTTATTTGAAATCGTGGATGATGATATTGCATCTGAAAAACAGAGTCAGATTAAAGAAAAGAATGTAGATAATTATTCTGGAAAGAATAAGTGTGTAGAAATTAATCCTAAATTATCCGAGTGTGTTGAAAATCTTGGCGGACAATTGATTGAATCTGTAGAACTTTCTGAGGAATATATTGCAGAGTCAGTAAATATTGCCGCTCAATATTTTTGTGAGCAAGGTCTCAATGAAACTGGTGTAGAAATTCTTATTGATGAACTTGGTCTCGATGAATTTGTAAGTTTTGTATTTGAGATCGGAGATGAAGTTATTTCCGAAGCAAGAGCAGGTGGAGTTAAAGTAGAACCAGTTACTGCTACAGGAAAACCATTTAAGAGTGGAAAACCAACTAAGAAGGGGTTGGAGAGACTCCAAAAACTTAAAGCAGAAAGAAAAGAAAGAGAAGAAAAGGCATCTTCAGAAAAACCATCTGGAATGAAGGCATCTCTTCAAAGACAATCTGCAATTGCAAATGCTAAAAAGCAACAACCCAAGAAGAAAGGTGTATTAGATCGTGTTGCTGGTGCTATTAATAGAGGTATCGAAAGACACAATGCTGCAATGAGTGCTGCTCGTGAAACTGGAAAGACTATTCGTAAAGCAGCTGGAAAAGTTGGTGGTGTTGCTAAAGAAGTCGGAAAGGGTGCATCTGGAGCGGCTAGACTTGCTGGACACGTAGCTTCTAAAGGTCTTGGTGAAGCAGCGGATCATCTTCAAATTGAAGCAAAGAAAATGAAAGGCGAAGATCCTTGTTGGAAAGGATATGAAATGGTAGGTACTAAAAAGAAAGGTGGAAAAGAAGTTCCAAATTGTGTTCCTAAAGAACAATATGAATTGGATGAAAAAATCACTGCCAAAACTGATATGGGAACAGCAATAAGAGATTTTGAGCAATCAACATCTTCACAACTTGCTGGTAGAACAAAAGAAGAAAGAAGAAAAGCGGCGATTGCTGCAGTATTGACCGCTCGTAGAGGAGGGGAAAAACTTAAAGAGCAATCTGTGGATTCTTCATCTACTCTTTCTGCTCAACAAATCAATTCTAGAAGAAAATTAATCGATGCTCAAAGAAAAGTATCTGATGCAGATAAAAATGCACTTCAGAAAAAATCTGACACGAATATTACATCAGATAATAAAACAACATTGAAGCAATCATTTGAATACGATTCTAATTTTGATAATATTGATGAATTGAATCGCGCAGAAAGAGAAACTGGAATTAATACCAAAACTGGCAGACCAACTCAAAAAGGTGGTGCAAAAGATGATAAAGCATTTACATCTGTAAAACGAATGATTCGTGGTATGGAAGGAACTCCTGCTGGACAACGTAAAAAAGAACCAGGTAAAAAACCACCTACTGCTGGGCAGTATGGTGGTCCTAAGTCTCCTGCTCAAAAAGTTGCCGCTCGCCGCGCCGCTGCTCAAAGATCTCAAGAATTCCAAAGTGATACAAGAGGAACTTGATCCTAAATAGGACTGGATACTCTCAATACGGAGGTAATCATGTCTGCAGTAGTATCGGTGGTAAAACCACTCTTGATTTCAATTGCTACACATCCAGCAGTTAAAAATCTTGTTATTGAACTTTTAGCTAAGTATGTGAAATCAACTGATAATAGCATTGATGATGTTATACTTGAATTGGTTAAAGATAAACTCTTTACACCTGAAGCATGATTACTTGCTTTTTAACTAACTGGGGAGTAACCATTGTTCTTGGTCTATTACTAACTTCATCTGAGTGGTTAGCAAAAACAAAAAGATTTGAAGAAAACGGGTTACTCGATTTAATAACACACTTTTTGAAAGTTGTTTTACATAAAGGAGATCAAAAGTAAAGGTCTCCTTTTTTTATAAATATTTCATAGCAAATAATTTTTTACGGAAGAAAGACATGGCACTCTGGGGAAACAATGACAATAAAGGTTCTGGAGGCACAGTATCTTTAAACTATGCAACCCTTACTGTAACTGGAACTGGAACTACTTTCGGTCAAGTAGGCGCTGCTGCAACTGGGGACGTTATTAGATTTGGAATTCGTGGTAGTGGTGGAACTTACTTCGGAGATGCTGTGATTGTTGGCATTGCAAGCACCACTCAATTGACAATTGGATCTACTGCAGGATTAAGTGGCGCTGCAATTGCTGGAACAGCATTTTATATTAGCGAACTCCCAAAATATACGGTTAAAGACTCCACATTTAGTGAATCTTCATATGGAGTAACTGATAAGCAAGTATATGGAATTTCAACAGATTCCGTTGCTACAAATTATAGTGGATATACTCATCAAGGTTGGGTTGGTGTAACGACTTATGTTGATTCACACGGAAGTTTGAGAGTTAAGAGTGAAGTTTTAGTAGCAATGTCTGGCATTACTACTGGATCAGACGGAATCCTTTATCCAACTCCTGTTTGATAGACTATGTTTTTTAATGAATTGAATGAGGAGACATTTCTCCTTTTTGCGATTAAACATTATGAAAATCCTCAAGCGGTAACGGAAGACGATTTTCACAAAGACTTGAATCATTTCAAGTATATAAAACGTTTATTGAAACGATATAAAAATACTGGTCAATTGAAAACCCATTTGTTAATCAACCATTTTATTATTCTTTATAATATTTTTGGTGATGCTACAACTCCAATGTTGTTTTATAAAATTGAACAAGATCTTTGGTCTCCTATGAAAACGTTTATAATATTTTTAAATCGTCTTCCAGATTATCCAAAGTGCTACATACATGAAATTTCTATAGATCAATATTGTATGGAAGAACTCCAGAGAATAAGCAATGGATAAATTAGATAAGATTATTTCTATTATTAGAGTTTTAAAAGAAGAAGGAATGGGAGTCCCTACTAATAATGTTAGTGGAGGTAAAATTGCTGGAACTCCTGCTGCAGATCCTGGAAATCCACCTGTAAGGAAGAAAAATAGATATATTTTCCCAACTCAAAAAGGTTATCGTAGTGTTTGGAAAAGATCTCAACCAAAGGTATAAAAATGTTTTCCCCAGATTCAAAATTAGCTGTGCTTGAATCCAAACTTAGCATTTATGAAGATCTTTCACGAGAGATGCTTTCTAAATTAGAATCTGCGGTAGATAAGATTTCTGAAGGAAATTCAAGAATTGCAACTATTCTTGCTAAACACGATGAGAGAATAGAGCAAAGTATTCGTAATGATGACCTAATTGTAAAAATGATTGATGAAATGAAAAATGATAATGATAAAGAACATACAATGATAACCTCTAGATTTGAAAAAATTGAAAGTAAGTTAGAAGAACTATCAAAATTTAAATGGCAAGTTGGCGGTGTTGCAGCAGTATCTGTTATTTTAATTACAATATTTAATGCGTTTGTTCCCAAATTTATTGGTGGATCTCAACCACAACAAATTGTAATAGAGCGCACAAAATAAATATTTCTGTGTTGGCATTGGTATGCCATATGAAAAAAGAATATCAAAAGAAAGTAACTCTTTACTCTCTACAAAAATTAACCAATTCTGTAGTTAAATGGACGGCAATAATTTCTTATTGTTGTAAAGAATTTTCTTCTTGACTCCCCCGCAAACTCGTCCTATAATTCGGTGGGACCGAGATTTTTTATTATGGACTTTGTTGATGTCAAGTACATCGGAATGATTTCTTCAAGACTTGAAAAGTTTAAAAAAGTAAAAAATAATCTTTATAATTTTCGTTGTCCGATATGTGGTGATTCTCAAAAGAACAAAACAAGGGCAAGAGGATATCTATATCAAGTAAAAAATAATACAAATTATAAATGTCACAATTGCGGAATCAATATTTCTTTTAATAATTTTCTAAAAGATATTGATCCCACAACGCATAAGCAATATATTTTTGAGAAATTTAAAGAAGGTCATACTGGAATAGGATCTGCTATTCCAGATCCAAAATTTAATTTTGAAAAACCAGTCTTTAAAAAAAGCAACATAAAAATAAATTTACCCAAAGCATCTGAAAATCAAGACGCAAAAAAATATCTAGAAAATAGAAAAATAAACCCTTATAAATTTTATTACAGTGAAAATTTCAAAACCTGGACTAATTCACTTAAGCCAGTTTTTGATAATATTCAAAATGACGAACCAAGAATTATTATTCCATTATTTTATAAAAATGATTTGGTTGGATTTCAAGGAAGATCCATTAAACCAAGTAAAGTAAAATACATTACTATAATGCTTGACGATGATGCCCCAAAAATTTATGGTCTCGATGAAATACAAAAAGGCAAAACTATCTACGTTACAGAAGGTCCATTCGACTCCACTTTCATTTCAAACTCGATTGCTCTTTGTGGAGCTGACGGTGATCTTAGTAAGTGGGATATTCACGATCCTGTTTGGATATATGATAACGAACCACGTAATTCAGAAATCGTATCAAGAATATCCCGTGTTATCGGAAATGGACAAAAAGTTGTCATCTGGCCTTCAACAATAAAAGAAAAAGACATTAATGATATGGTTTTGTCTGGACTCAACGTTCAGTCTGTGATAGAATCAAATACTTACTCTGGATTAGAAGCAAAACTTAAATTTACCACCTGGAAGAAAATATGAGCAACGGCACAAAGGTTAAAAAGCGTGATGGTAGAATTGAATCTCTTGACCTAGACAAGATGCATTTGATGGTTGGAGAAGCGTGTAAGGGTCTTGCAGGCGTCTCTGCGAGTCAAGTTGAGATGACCTCTGGTATTCAATTTTATGATGGAATTACCACTGCAGAGATTCAAGAAATTCTTATTCGCTCTGCCTCGGATTTGATTGATCTTGATCATCCAAACTACCAATATGTTGCCGCAAGGTTACTTCTGTTTGCTGTTCGCAAGCAACTTTACGGAAAGATGAAAGAACTTCCTCATCTTGAGCAGCACATTTATACGTGTGTCAATTTTGAGGTTTATGATAATGATATCTTTAACAAGTATTCAAAAGAAGAAATTGATAAAGCTAATTCATATATTGATCATGACCGTGACTATCTATTCACTTATGCAGGTTTACGTCAAGTCGTTGATAAGTACCTCGTGCAAGATAGAAGTGGCGGTGGAGTATATGAAACTCCACAATTTATGTACATGATGATTGCTCTGACTATCTTTGCAGAGTATCCAAAAGAAACCAGAATGTCATATGTCAAGAGGTATTATGACGCAATCTCAAAGCACAAGATCAACATCCCAACGCCAATCATGGCGGGAGTGCGAACTCCGCTTAGACAATTTGCTAGCTGTGTCCTTGTTGACGTTGATGACACCCTCGATAGTATCTTTAGTTCTGATATGGCTATTGGCCGATACGTTGCACAAAGGGCGGGCATCGGTATCAACGCAGGTCGAATCCGTGGTATCAACAGTAAAATCCGAGGTGGAGAAGTTCAGCATACAGGCGTTGTTCCATTCCTCAAGAAGTTTGAAGCGACTGTCCGATGCTGTACTCAAAATGGCATTAGAGGTGGATCAGCTACGGTTCACTTCCCCATTTGGCACCAAGAAATAGAAGATATTCTTGTTCTCAAGAACAATAAAGGAACGGAGGATAATCGTGTTCGCAAACTTGACTACAGCATTCAAATCAGCAAACTCTTTTATGAGAGGTTCATTCAGGATGGTGAGATCACGCTTTTCTCCCCGCATGATGTCCCTGGACTTTATGATTCTTTCGGGACAGTTGAGTTTGACTCTCTCTACATTGGATACGAAAACAATCCGACCATTCCGAAGAAAACTGTTAAGGCGCAAGAACTCATTCTTAATCTTCTCAAAGAACGTGCGGAAACGGGTCGTGTCTATATTATGAACATTGACCATTGCAATTCACACTCATCATTTAAAGATAAAGTAAATATGAGTAATCTTTGTCAAGAGATTACTCTTCCCACTGATCCTATTCAACATATTGATGATAATATTGGTGAGATTGCTCTTTGTATTCTTTCTGCAATTAATGTCGGTAAAGTAAAGTCTGATGAGGAACTTGAAGAACTTTGTGATCTTTCTGTTCGTGGTTTGGATGAATTGATCGACTACCAAAAATACCCTGTAGTAGCGGCAGAAATCGCCACTAAGGCGCGTCGTTCCCTTGGTATTGGTTTTATTGGGTTAGCACACTATTTGGCAAAACTGGGATTCAATTATGATTCTCAAGAGGCTTGGGATGCGGTTCACGGTCTTTCTGAATCTTTCCAATACTATCTTCTGAAATCATCTAATCAACTTGCCAAAGAAAAAGGATATTGCGAATACTTCGGTCGCACTAAGTATGCCGATGGTATTCTTCCAATTGATACTTACAAAAAAGACGTAGACGAAATTTCATCCATTAATCTTCAGCATGATTGGGAAGCACTTAGAGCATCAATCCTGGAACACGGTCTCAGGCACTCAACACTGTCCGCACAAATGCCTTCGGAGAGCAGTTCCGTTGTGTCAAACGCAACTAATGGAATCGAACCTCCTCGTGGATACCTGTCCGTTAAAAAATCGAAAAAAGGTCCTCTCAAGCAAATTGTTCCGCAATATCATTCCCTCAAAAACAACTATACGCTTCTTTGGGATATGCCTAGTAATAATGGTTATATTAATGTTGTTGCCGTAATGCAGAAGTTCTTTGATCAAGCAATCAGTGGGAATTGGTCATATAATCCAGAAAATTATTCTGATAATGAAGTTCCAACTTCTGTAATGGCAAACGACTTTTTAACCACATACAAGTATGGTTGGAAAACCAGTTATTATCAAAATACATATGACATCAAAACTGATGAAGTAGTAGAAGAATCCAAATCTGAATTGCAAAATCTTTTAGATGATATTATGGGTTCAATCGAAGAAGATTGTGAAAGTTGTAAAATCTAAGTTTATTAAATAATTTACGTGAGAGAAGGAGTTATGGAATTTAAAATTTCATCTACAGAGACACCAACAAATGTCAAAGGAATGACCGTATTCAATACGGATAAAGTGGATCCCAAAAAGCAACCAATGTTTTTTGGGAAACCACTAGGAATTCAGAGATATGATTCTTACAAATATCCAGTTTTTGATAAATTAACCACCCAACAACTTGGATACTTCTGGAGACCCGAAGAGGTGTCTCTCCAGAAGGATCGTGGGGATTATCAGACTCTTCGCCCAGAACAGAAACATATCTACACTTCTAATCTGAAGTATCAGATTATGTTGGATTCTATTCAAGGTCGTGGTCCTGGGATGGCATTTATTCCATATTGCTCTATTCCAGAATTGGAAGCGTGTATGGAAGTATGGGGATTTAACTTTATCAACTCTGCTCAATTCTATGGAACATCCAATGAATGGATGTTTAATATTGAAGGAGTTCCACACGCTAAGGAAACGCTCAACGATGTTAAAAGAAAACTCTACAGAGCAATCGCAAACGTTAATATTCTTGAAGGTATTCGGTTCTACGTTAGTTTTGCTTGTTCTTTCGCCTTTGGTGAACTTAAGCTTATGGAAGGATCCGCTAAGATCATCTCTCTCATTGCAAGAGACGAAAACCAACACCTAGCAATCACTCAGAACATTCTGAATAAGTGGCGTGATGGTGATGATCCAGAAATGAAACAGATTATGAAAGAAGAAGAGGAATGGACATATGCAATGTTTGATCGTGCTGTAAATGAAGAAAAGCGTTGGGCAGATTATCTGTTCAAAGATGGAAGTATGATTGGACTTAATGACAAACTTCTTCAACAATATGTTGAGTGGATTGCTAATAGAAGATTGAAAGCAATTGGTCTTAAACCACAATATGATATTTCAGCAAACAACAATCCACTTCCTTGGACTCAGCATTGGATCTCGTCTAAGGGTCTCCAGGTAGCACCCCAGGAAACTGAAGTTGAATCTTATGTTGTTGGTGGTATTAAACAAGATGTGAAAAAAGACACTTTCACTGGATTCAAACTTTAATATTCGGGGAGGATTAAATTAACCTCCCCCTTTTTTATAAATAAAAATAAAAGTATAAGATTAAAATGTCTGATATTTTAAAGATTTACGAAGCATATCATCAAGTTTATGCTCCACAAGAAGTTGATGAAGCAACTGCGATGGCAAAGCGTGGTCACGATGAAACCAAACTACGCAAACGTCCTGGTGGCGGTGAAGCAGCAGATAGAGCAACTGCACTTGAAAATAAACCAACTTATGGTGATAAGAACAAGCAAGTACAAAGATCTAGATACGCTAGAACGCAGAGAGGTGATTTCCGTAACACTGCTTCATCAAATCCTGGTCTGCATGGTTATGGCCACCAGTCAAATGATCCTAAGGTAAAGGCAATTCAAGCAGCAAGAGGTGCTCAAAGAGGTGCTCTGACTCCTAAAGAGAGACAGCAACTTAATATGGGAGATGAGACTTTTGATATCTTTGATATTGTTCTTGAGTATCTTTGTGTAGAGGGATTTGCAGAAACTCTGGAAGAAGCAGAGTGGATGATGGCGAATGAACTGAGTGCTGAAGAAATTGATGCAATTGTAGAAGCGCAATTAAAGTATGGTGGAGATAATTCTCCATTTAATAGCAGACAAGATTTTCTTGATTCTTTAAAAGCATATGATGAAAAGCAGAAAAAGAAGACTCCTCAACAGAGAAAAGCAGAAGTTGATGCTTATGCTAAGAGACAAAGAGAAGATAAGTAATAAATAACCACGGAAGGTTGCTTCAACCCACTTAACTTAAAGTTAGGTGGGTTTAATAATTTAAGATGATATTACTTTTTGGTTGAAAAATTTCTTATGCCTAAAAATCAACTGACTAAAGATGAAATAAAAGTTCGTGTGTTAAAACTGAAAGATCGATTATATAAAGACCAGCCAAGTTGGGATGCCAAAGGACTTGCTCATAAATATCTGAACGAAGTTCTTGATATAATTGATGAGTACAGATATTGAATATGAAAATCCTTGGACCTATAATGGAAAAATATTTGGTTCAAGTGATATTCAAGATTATTTTGGTTTTGTATATCATATACATTGCAATAAAACTAATAGGGAATATATTGGTAGGAAGTATTTCTGGTCATTCCGCACACCAAGAGGAAAATCTAGAAAGGTTAAGGCAGAATCTGATTGGAAGTGCTATTATGGATCGTGTCCCGAACTCAAAGAGGATGTAATAAAATATGGTAAGGAGAATTTTACGCGCACTATTCTTTCATTACATAAAACAAAAGGAAAAACAAACTTTGAAGAGACAAGACAACTCTTCTTCCATAATGTCCTCACAGAAGGGCTTGACGACGGAACACCAAGATACTACAATTCCAACATCCTCAACAGATACTTCCGAAAAGATTATTATGGAAACCGAGATTGAACCTGTTGTTCAAATCAGGGATTGGTGCATTGACAGGATTCATCATCTTGCGGACACTGGAAGCATTGAACAACAATTTGATGCTGTTGCAATTGCAGAAGAATTTGATGAATGGATTAATCTCCCAGAAGGAGAAAATGAATTGGATTATCTTTGTTTGGAAAGAGAAGAAGGATTTGGAGATCAAGAAATTGATGTTCGGTAATCTAACCAATTGACAAATTCTAAATATTAGCATATTATGTTAAAACCCACCCAAAAAGGTGGGTTTTTCGTTATTAGTCCTTGAGTGACATTTAGAGCCTAGGAGATTGCCCCTTGAGAAAGGGGAAGTGCGCTTTCTCTATTAGGATGTAGAGTTCAATTAATTTTAATGCTAAACTTCTTTACTGTAGCC